TGTGTCTGTTGCCACGTTTTACCTACCTTATATTGACCGTCCAAAGGACAGTTCAGTTTAAAATACTCACCCGCTTGTACGATAGACCCTACCGCTAGACCACCGAAGAAATCCGCTTGGTCTTCCCTGACCTCGCATTGAAATTCATCGTGTACATTCAGTACGAACTTATAATCTATCTTGTACTGTGTAGCATATGTATCTAGCAACACCAACGCCTTCTTCATAATCACCGCGCCCGCACTCTGTAATAGAGTGTTAAGTGCTGAATGTTCAGAGCGTATGTGTAGTTTCCTGCCATCCAAGCCTCGCACCCATCCCTTCTTACTAGACTTGCGAACCTTATCTCTGAGTTTCTTTAAAGCGGGAGTATTATCAAGAAAGTTCTTCTTGAGTTCACGACCACGTTTAGCACCTCCCCCTACAACCTGACCTATCTTGACATCCCCTGCTCCGTAAAGGAACGCATAGATGAAAGTCTTGGCTTGGTCTCTAGTGTGTAGTCCTGCTAACTTCTGATTAGCAGTGTGAATATCACCACTGACTACTTCTTTAGTGTACTTATGGTCGTTCATATAATGTGCTAACATTCTCAGCTCGAGACCACTAGCGTCACAACCTACCAAACTATATCCGTCAGGTACTGTCCACAAGTCTCGACAGTCAGCACCATAGCCACCCTTAAAACCCCATAAGATATTACCATCCTTATCAAATCTAGTGGCTGGTACTTGAGCACAATTAGGTTTGGAGTGAGTCATTCGTCCTGTCACTGCACCACAAGGATTAACCTTACCGTGTATCCTCCCAGTATCATCATCGATAGCCTCTACCCAGCTCTTAACCATAGCTATACGTTTAGTTAATGTTAAGTAATCTACAATCAACTGTGCTTCAGGTATGTTGACAGACTTGAGAACCTTCTCATCGACAATAATATTACCCTTATCAGTAAACGCTTGGGGTTTCCACCCGAAGTGCTGTAGATACTTAGCAATCTGCTGACGAGAACCGAGATTAAACTCAGGATACTCGTAGTATCCCCACTGAGTCTCACCCGCACCAGTTCTCTCACCTATATGTTGCCAACTAGCACCCCTATCTAATTGTGCCTGATAGCGTTTAGATATAGAACCATCTTTATTCTTAGTCTTACCATCAGGAAAGTTTAGTGGTATCCATACAGGCAGGGGTTCAAATCTCTTGTGTACCTTATCCTCTATATCTAGCACCTTCTCTTTCATCTCAGCGAGTAGCTCGTAAGCTCGTTTTTCGTTTAGCAACATACCATTATCGGTCTGCTTCCTAATAATATCAGCAGTCTTGTGTTCTATCTCTGATGATGCTGTATTTTCTTGTTCATCGAAGTGCTCATACAAAGCCTTAGTAACCCTGACATCCTGTTTACAATACTCTAACATCTCGTAGTTGTATTCTTCCCAACCACCTTGATAATCACCCTTATACTTACCTAGCCTCTCGCCCCAAGAGCGGAGACTATGACCGCCCTCTAAACTAGGGTTGCTAAGTCTACTAAGTACGAGAGTGTCCCGAAGATTAAAATCCCAACGAAAGCCACTAAGCCTACGCAGAATAGGAACATCAAAGTTAATAATGTTGTGTCCGATAAGAGTGTCGACATCTTCTGATGCCAGCCAGTCTCGAAAATTTCCATATGTATTTCCTCCTATAAAACTATATACAGTGGACTCACCGTTATCAAGCATCGCACAGATACAGTGTACTCTATCAGGGCTGAGTCCGTTAGTCTCTATATCAAAAAAAGCTCTCGACATCTTCGAGTACCTCCGTTAATCTTCCTGTATTACTATCATATTGTAGCTTACAGGCTTTACCGGTTAACCCTGAGAACCTATTCTTAATTACACGCAGTGTAGTTTGATTGCGAGTGATAGGGTCATCATCCTGTTGGTTACGCTCTAAGCCTATCACTATGTCAGATAATTGAGCTATTGCCGCAGAACCACGGAGCTCTGAGAGGCTCACCTGTCCACCTTCTTCGTGGGGTTTACCCTGTGGTCGTCTGAGATGAGAGATGAGAAATAAACCTACTCCTGTCTCTTGTACTATCTTCCTCAGCTTGGTCATAATAGCATCAATAGTCTTCCGTTCGTCTAAGATACCGCCTTGGTCGCTGATAACGATAGATAGATGGTCTAACACAATCCACTTACAGTCGTAAGATTTAGCGTAGTTTCTGATTACATTGAGCAAGGAATCTTCTGACATACTCCCCCAGTGGTCGTAGAAGAATACTTTCTTATCGCCGACAGCTTTCTGCCAGAGTGCCTTCTTATCTTTTAAGTTACCAATAAATTCTTTTGCATACTGCGGGATATGGAGAGGAGCATTAGCTTCAATGGACATCAGCCCCGTAACGCTACGTCCAATTGTTTCTTCTAAGTGAATGATGGCTAGGTTATCCTCAGTCGTATTAAGTATGTGAGACTCAAGTTCCTTAACGACACTGGTCTTGCCCATACCCGCACCACTGGTAATAGTCACCAGTTCTTTCGTTCTGAAACCATAAGTAAACTTGTTAAGCCCTTGCCACGGATAATCGACAGTCTCTAGGTTATCATCTTTAAGTAGATACTCCCAAGTATCTTTACCTCTGATGATACCTGCGGGTGTATAAGGTTCAGCAGACCACCAAGCGTTGGTGAATTCTTTAATCTTACCATTAACTAACATATCACTAGCATCCTTCATAGGTAGCTTGCATATTTTTAGTTTACCGACAGAGATTATATCCTGCACAGCCTTAACTGCGTCCCAGCCCGCTTGGTCTTGGTCGAAACATAGCACTATATTATCAAATGATTCTATGTATTCTAGATTTTCTTTGATATCTCGAGAGGCAGAAGTCGCTCCGTTCTTGAGAGAGACCACCTGCCACTTACCATCAAACATCTCTGAAATCGAAAGGGCATCAATTTCACCCTCGCATATAGTTAGATACTTACCTCCAGAGCAGTTAGCTTCCTGTCCGAATAGACCAGAGCCTCTGTTAGTACCAATAATTTGAAAGTCTTTAGTTGCGACAGTCCTCTCTTTATAACCGAGTAGCCTATTGCTCTCGTTAGAGTCGTAGTATGGGTAGTAGTGTTTATCTACCTGACCTTGCTTGTCATAACTTAAAGTCACACCAAATTTAGATGTGATTTTAGACGATATACGCCTATCTTTAATAGACGCATTAGCTACACCCCGTGGTGTAATTGTTGACTGCATATCCTCCTCCTCATATTTTGGTTCATTAGTGAACTCACTACCGAAATAATGTTCACAAGCATTACAATAACCGTGACCATCAGAATAGACAGCCAAGTTATCACCCGCTCTGTCCCTGCCTATCTCACGACAAGCAGGGCAGGGCTGATGCTCTACAAATGTAGAAGTGTTGTTGTTATGCAGAGAAGAACTCACCAGTTTCCGAATCAACGGACCTGTAGCCTTCGGTACGCTCGTGTACCTTAACCGCAGTTAAGTATGTAGCGACACCGTGTTGTGGGTGTGCGTTACCCTTTTTCCAGAGTACCTCAACTCTACTCTCAGCTCCGAAGTCGTGACCGATTGCTTCACCGTCAATAGTCTTAACCATTTCGAATGCGAGAGGATATTTAGTTGAGAATTTACGGGCTTTGTACTCACCACCGTCCTCAGTTTTAATCGTGCGGACCTTAACACCTTCACTCTCTAGTGCTTTGGCTTCCTTATCATCGACAGCGACAGTAAGTGTATACTTACCAGTGTCCTCGCCTTGAAATTTTTCTGTACTGTCCAGATAGACATACTTTGCTATACCTTTAGTTATCATACGTTTATTTTCCTTGAGACCTATTAAAGAATTACTACAGCGGTCTTTGAACTATAGTAACTAATGACCATAGCTTAAAATAAAGTGATAACCATTATGATTTTCACTTTATTTCTTACTATAGTTAATATTTTAAACTATTTCTCAGCCTAAATCAATATTAATATCTTCTTTATTTAATATTTCCTCTTCGTCCTCCGAGAATGTATAGGGATTCGACTTGAACCTGCAGAGGTAACAGAGGTCGAGAAACGCAGACCTATCTCTCGGGTCTCTCGCCTTAGATTCTGAATCGGTTAGTGATTTATTGCAGCATCGACACCTCATTTTAAATCCTCCTCATTAAGTATGTCCTTATTAGCGTAAGTAATGGGGACATCATCATCGTTAACTTCAGGACCACCGCCAGCATCAGTAGCAAGCCAGCCGATAGTGTAACTATCATCCTCCTTTAATACTTTTAGCGCGGTCATCTCATCCAGACCCTCATACATCGTATCCCCTTGCCCGTCAGTGACACGCCACGAGAATTGTTTTCTGTCGAAGAAAGGTACTCCATCGGTTTTTTCGTGGTCAGTCATAACTTTTCTACCTCCTTCTCTAGAGCTTCCACTCTCTCGAGCAGGTCGGTTATCTGCTCTTGTTGCTTTTGGATTATGCCTAGTAGGGTATGTGGCTCTAGATGGAAATCTCCAGAATTTTTGAGTTTTCCCGCAGAGTCTAATATATCTTTGCCCCACTCATTACGTATGTCGTTAGACTGCTCTATTCTTTCGTCAATAGCACTGTCCAATTCGTGATAACGAAATTCAATGATACTCATAATGACGCCCTGTAAACCATATCGTCCAACATAGGCAGGACTTTTCGAACCTTGTCCTCTCGAGTGACTACGATAGATGAGGCGTTAGCTGAATTCCTAACCTTGTAATGCGTAGACCAATGCGTTAGAGTGTTGAACAGAGCCCAAAGATTATCACCAAGCCTTCTAACGTATCCCTCGTGGCTCTCGTCTAGCACCACACGTAGTGACTTTGACCCTTTAGATAGGGAGTTAAATACCCTGTCCACATCAAAATCACTTACAGATACGTGAGGGTATTGCTTCCAGTTTTCAGCATTAGCCTCGAAGTTATCTAAAGACAGTGTTAATTCCTTAATCGCTCTGTCAGTATCTAGGTTCAGCGTGTGCTTATGAGCATACTGTTGGAATGCCGTACCTATTGTCATACCGTTATCACACAGCAACCTGAAAGCACCTAGTATAGAGTTAAACTTCCAGCTTGTATCGTAGCTATTTAGGACGGTTAGAGTCAAATCTATCTCGTCACCTTCTCGTATCGACACCCTATGCTCAGGAAATTTATATTCTACTTTAGTCCTGCCACCTCCGTGTGATGTAGAGACTTTGCGAGTCATTCCAGTAGTGTTCAGGTCGGATAGCTCTATAGCCTCATCGTATTGAGGGAATATGTCAGCGTTCTGCACCAACTGATAGCCACTGCCCACGACAGCGATTATCTCTTCTGTATTAGGGTTGACTATCGCTTTGAAGTCTTTCACACTTCCACTGCTTGAATAAGCAGATTCAAAATGTAGAGGGCGCTCTTCTACCCTTATAAAATTATTATTTTGCATAATTTTTCCTTATATTTTATTAAAATAATCTAGCCCATATTTATAGTGGACCAGCTTCTTGTCGGTCTTACTCCAAAAAACACTGTAATCAATGTTCTTAGGGCTAAAACCATCAGAATAGAGCCTCTAGGATTCGATTATAGAGCACTTCTCCCATCAAGTGATACTCAGCTATTGCTTATTTTAAATCTTTTCACTCTATACCTCCTCTAGTCTATAG